ATGGATTGAAATATATCTCCAAATCCATTACCCACTGCAGCATTTGGACAGCCAGCCACAGTTCCATCGGCATTGATTGTAAAGATCTTCTGTTCACAATCTCTACAACGAACTCCACCATGTATTCCTTTAGTTATAGAGGAATAAACACCTTCCAGTAGGACATCTTTATATTTAGGTTTTATTGTCTGATAGGTTTCGTGCATCCTAATAAACCAGTCGTCTTGATCTTTATTTCTAGGAAAAATATGGGTGTTTTCTAGAGCAGAACCATCGTGGGTTAGTCTTTCAAACTGCACCCAATTAACACCTAGAGTATTAAGCCAGAGAACTAACTTAGTGGTATCCATATCTAACAGTTGTTTGTTCAGGCTAATATTAAGAGTAATATTATGTCCAGCATCTACTACAGTTTGAAGATTCTTTCGCCAGAGTTTTTCTTGTTTATCATTCTCGAAACGAATACCTTTATCCCATGAGGTACAGAATCCATTCTTTAGAACAGTTTTAAAAAACTGCAAGTGGTCTTCTGTTAAATTAAAGCATAGGTTAGTCGAGCACGACCAGTTAAGATTAGGAAATAGTTTAGAAACCTTATCCCAAACATAGTACATATCATCTAGTGGAGCAAGAAATGGTTCTCCTCCGTGGAATGTAATATTCCCACCATTGAAAGATGGACATTCTTCATGCAGTCGTTCGAACCACTCTACTGTGCTTTGGGGATTAAAGTATATCTTCTTACCGTTGACACCATTTGTAAAACAGTGTTGGCAATTAAGTTGGCAAGTTTCAGTGGTCTTAAGATAGACCACTAAATCTTTTGGGATTAGTATATCTGAAAGAGATACATTTGTCTTATGAAAGACGATTGGTTGAGTTATCATGAATCATTATAAAATCACACATTCAACAAGTTTAACATTAGCGTCTTCATTTGTCTCTAATGCTATTGCAAATGAATTGCTAGTATCGCCATACATACCTTTACCATCTTGATTGCAGATTAATGGCTGTCCTTTGCGAATTGGACCAATAACTTTAACTGGAACACGACCACGAAGTGCAATGGCTTGACCATCTGCGTCGTCATTCATTAAGAATGCTGGGTTAGTAGAAATAACACCAAGAACTCTTTGTCCAGACTGCCATGTTTGAGTTGCTTCTGCGTCACCATTAATTGCTACTGCCAATACAGTTCCCGCTTCATACTCTACATCAGTTGTATATTTTTCTGCCAAGTCAGCGTATTGAGCAGTGGTGGCAGTTCCAAAAATAGTGCCGAAACGATTACCAGTTTGACCGATATTACCAGAGCCATTAGTTCCTGTTTTAATAATTGCAGAAACTTCAGGAGTGCTTGATAATGAAATAGTAGGATTACCAGAAACTCCATCACCATTAGTTACTGTTATAGAACCACCAGCTGCAATACTTCTTGTTAATGCCGTACCTGCAGCATTTTTAACAAACAGACCATGAGTTGTTATAGCAGCAAGTGCAGTTAAATTATTAGAGAATGGTTGAACATCTGAACCAAGAACTAATCCAAGATTAGTCCTCGCTTGAGTAACAGTGGAGGCACCAGTGCCTCCATCAGCAATTGCTAAATCTGTAATTCCAGCAATAGAACCACCAGTAAATTGCTACAGTACCATCCACATTAGTTGCATTACCAGTTACGGTTCCAGTTACATTACCTGTAAGATTTCCTGTGACATTTCCAACCAAAGTTGCAGTAATAGTTCCTGCAGAGAAGTTACCAGAACTATCTCTGTGAACAACAGTGTTTACTGTATTTGCCGTAGCAGAATTTCTACCATCTAGTAAATCAGCATCTATACCAGATCCTGATCCATCAACAGTAAGAAGTTTACTTAAAACATCTGCTGCAGTATAAGTTGCAGAATCTAGTTTAGTTCCAACCTCAGTGTTTAGATTGGTAAAGTTAGCATCTGCCTCTGCAATCGTAAGCGGACTGCCTTTAACTGATCGTAATACGATTACTGCCATTATCGTTCCTTATTGATAAGAGTAATAAGCAATTGCTTAATCTCTGATAAATCTGATTCGATCTTTTCAATCTTATCAGAGTTTTGTTTAATTTGTTGCTTCATGTCTTTAGAAGAATTTTTTCTAGCAAGATAGTTTTGATAGTCTGTTGTATTAGTATTTATCACCGCACCGCTAGACAAATCTCTAATCAGACTATCACTATCTTGTATTTTAACAAATTCCATTATGCACACGCTATTACACGAAGATCTTTAATTCTTGGAACTTCAGAACTATTATCTGACTTCATGACTAGTTTTAATTTAACTGCGTCAAATGCTTCCATATCCGCTTCAGAAAAACTAGCATTAAATTAACAGCAAAACGAACTCTTAAGTAATTAGAAGGATTTGCCAAATTAACAGTCTTAGTTACATATTTGCTATAACTTGATGACTCGATTGGAGCGATCTCATCAACGAATCTTTCACGCTGAGTTAAAGTAGCATTACCAGTAATTGCATCTGGTGCAGCAGAGAAAGTAATAGAACTACCATCTGAAGCAACTGCAGTAATTAAACGAGTGCTTGATCCAGAAGACGCTCCAGCAATTGTTAGATACTTACCAACAGTGGCTGTCTTAAATTGTGCGTTTCTAGTAGAAGTAGTGATCTGATTTCCTGCAACTGTAACACCAGAAAGACCATTTAAGATAACATTATAGTCAAGACCAGCCACATTCATATTAGTTTCTGATGGTTCATTAATTTTGTTATTAATAACAATCATACTTGTACGATGTGTATCAAGAATTGGTGATAGTGCGTTATTTGTGCTGCTAAATGTAACATTCATTGTTACAGATTTGTTTCCACTTAAAGAATTGGTTTCATTAACTTCAGATGCGATCATTCTTGGAGCAGTAAAATAATTAGTTTCATTTGCAAGAATTCCGCTAAAAGATGCATCTTGTACATAAGCGGTTTGAGTAGTTGAATCTACAGATTTACCAGTAGTAGTTTTAATTCCAAAATCAACTTGGGTTTCAGAGAAGGTCTGAATTTGAACTGCTGGTTGAACTGCATCATACTGTAGATTTCTTGAACTTTTAACTACAGAGCCACCACCATATCCAGAAGCAGTTGCAGAAGTAGTAGCCACAGTAACAACATAAGAGTCTAAATCTACATCGCTAATAACATGTGTTGTATTTAATTCTGCAGCTGGAATACCATTTACTGCTGCAGCAACTCCACTAATTGTTGCACGAGATCCAGATGGCATACCATGATTGTCATGCCAGACACGAACTTTGGTTTGCCCAACTCGTGTTTCAAATGGATCTGTGCCTAAAGTTTGAAGAGGAATTAAATCGTTTACATACTCAACATTAGCCTGAACACTTGTATCAAATTTAGCACGATATAAAACAAATTTTAAATCTTGTGTTTGATCAGCTGTCCAAGTAGAAGCATTTTGTGATTTGAACAACGAGCCAAGATATGGTTGTTCAGAAATGGTACGAGCAGTTCCTGGCATTTGCTCACCAACTTGAGAAATCCAAACTTTATATGCATTTGAATCTGATGCTAAGATAATGCAATACTCTGTATTTTCCTGTACATAAACTGGAGAAGGGAATGTAAATGTTGTAGCAGTATCATACTTATTAACTGATACACCATCAAGTGTTACAGTGTTAGCAGATAAACTTACCTGTTCTGGTTTTAATGTGACACGACTAAATGGTAGAACTCGCTTTCCAGGATATCCATTTACAACTTCACGAATTTCTAGCATAACTGGAATTTTTTCATCTTTGGTCGCAAAGAAAATATCTACCTTAGATAAGAAGCAACCACCCTTTTGTTCAATTAAGAATGTTTGTGCAAGAGGATCCCACCATCCTGTATCAGCAACAATACGGTCTGATGTTTGAACGATAACTCGATTTTCTGAAACTTGTTCTTCTACTAGTTCTGCATTACGAACTGAGTGAACTGTTTGTTGACGAGTTTCTAGGATACCTTCAGCACGATAATTTGCACGACCACGAGAAGTAAAGTCGCCATCAGCTGTTGACACATCAACAAGTTTAAATTCACGAGTACCACAACGGAATCTTAATGCGTCTGTATTTGGGATATTAAACAATAATTGTATATCACCATTAAAGTTACTAACCAAATTACCGCCAAGAGAGGCAACTGTTATAGTACCAACAGTACCAGTAGCAGCAGAAACAGATCCAGTGATTGTTTCAGTAGAACTAAATGTTCCAACGATATTAACAACATATAATGCATATGCATTAGTATCTGGATTAAATTCTTTGCCGACTACAACTGCAGTAGCACCAGATGTTCCACCTGTGATAACATCACCACGATTTAAACATACTTGTGAATCTCCATTAATGCGACGAGCAGAACCTGATGCAAGACCACCCACATTAGTTTCAGTATTAAACGCACCAGAAACTGGAGTATATGTTATTTTAGATGCAGGAGTGCAATAAGAAGCAATACTAATGTTGTCAAAGAATGGATAGAAACGAGTACCTGGTTTTAATTTCTGTACTTGGATTAAAACATTTCTAGATCTAATGTAAGGAATCGCAGCAGTTGAAAGAACACGATCTCCAACTACCTGTCTATCAATTTTTGTAACTAATGATGTTTTAACACCAGTTCTTGATTGACCAACTTGTGTTGCTGTAGATTCTACAGTAATTTGACGAGCATTACCCCAACCAGTAATACCAAATCTAGCCTGAACTTCTGCTTGTGATAAACGAACATCACCAAAACCAGATGCCCATTCATTACCAAATGTAAATTTGGTACGACCAGTATTTACACTCGTCCCAGTCCAGCTATTTTGCCATGCATTCCAAACAGTGCCAAGAACACCTCGTCTCTCAGCAATATTTTTAATTGTGCTGTAATTACCCTCAACATCAATAACCAAATCTGGGCGACGATCTACTTCAAACCAGTCATCAGATGATGGATTGATTTTAACATCACCCAAGAAAGTAAATACTGCAAATGGATTAATGTTTTCTAAACGAGAAGCATATGGTTGTGTTATAAGAGCCACATGTTCTGTAAGAGGTAGAGTAATAACATCACCATATAACTTGTAATTACTTGATGCACGAGATGAGTCACTAGAATTCTTTTCTAGTAAATTGATGTTATTCATTGAATAGAATGGACGAAGTTCTGCTCTTTCCATATCAATAGAGCAGATGTAATCTGGCGACAAACTATCACCAGTATTATGTCCTGTAAATCCATCTACAATAAATCCATTTTTAAATCTAGAATCACCATTAGAGTCAATAATGTCAAGAGATTCAGTTTGTTGCTCTAATAAAGATAGTGAAGTATAGTATTCTAGATTATCAATTCGTTTTTCAAGTTTACCAATATCACGCATAGTGTATCGTTTATTGTCAATACGACCAACTTGAATATTATTACTATTTGTACCAAAAGTATATGGCTCTAAAGTTAGATTATATAAAACTAAACCAAGTGCTGGATCTAATGGCTCTCCTGGATTTAATGATGACACACCATCAACAGCAAAGAAATTACCACCAAAGTCTACAGCAACTTTAGATTTGCGTGCCAAGTAGTATGTAAAATCTGTAACAATGTCAATACCACGCTTTGGTATTAATGACGCAGAAGATCCAGTTCCAGAGAAACTAGTACCAGCATCATCAATTCTCGGACGGAAATCAATACAATCTCTTAATGCTTGTCCTTGATAATATGGAATCGCTTTGTAATCCACATTTGCAGGATATGAATTTACTGTGAAGTAATCACCAGTTGAATGAGTGAAGTAATCAAATGTTACTTCAATAGGTGCTTCTGGTGGAGCATATGAATTTTTAAGAATCAATCGTGCTTGGTCATAATGAGTAGATCTTTGACCATTATCAAAATCATAACGATCTGAAATGTCAATAGAATATGTAGCACCTGGAGATGCAAATGTTCCAGATTTCATCTTAACAGATACTAATCTATAACCATCAGCGAAGCCTAATAGAAGAGTAGAATTTTGAGCAGTTGCTTGAGTAGTAAATGTTGCGGTAGCTGAAGAAACTAATGTTTTAGACTTTTCTGTTAAAACAGCACCACTTTTATTAACAGCTGCAATAACCATCATTGATCTACCAGAATATGTAGAACCAAGATCAAATGTTACACTAGATCCTGATGGTGTAATTCCAGTAGGTAATACGATAGCACCGCCAGCACCAGAATCATTATCAACAACAATATAATTGTCTGTCTCAGCAGCAGAAGCCATATTACCAGAAGCTGTCGATACTGTTAATTGAGGTGAACCTGATACTGTTGCAGTGCCAGAAAACTTTTCATACACAGTGTAGACTGTATCGTTAGCAAGTAGTGCTGAACGGACATCTTTAATTGCGTAATAAGGTAATGGGAAAATTAAAGATGTATTTTCTGGCTCTTTAATTTCAGTTGAAACTCTATCAATAGTAGAACCAGTGATAGTAATAGAACTATCAACAGTCATAGAAACTTGTGAAGCAATCGCTGTAATACGACGCTTAGTTCCACCAAATGATACTACATCACCAACTATAAAATCAGTTTGGAAAGAAGTACCATTACCAGTAATTGTAGTAGAAGATGATGCTGTGGCAGAACCAATCAAACGAGTTAAAACTGGTTCAATATCTGCAGAGAAAGAAAGATTTGCATCACTTGACACATTAAAGAAAGCAGACTTAACTTTACGATTAAAGTCATAAGTTCCATTCATCTTAATATCAAACAAACCTAATTTGTAAATTGCAGTTTGTGTGCCGATTGTTCCGTTATGCCATTCTAATAAACGAACACGAGCAGTACCAACTGCAGTTGCACTTGCTGGAGCAGTTCCAACAGCTGATGTTAGTCTGTCGTATAATGTAACCTCACCAAAAGTATCTACTGGTGGTAAACTATTGACATTGGTTACAAGTAAGTAATTTCCTACAGTAGAAGGAATGTAAGCATTTTCTACTTGAACGAACTCACGAGATTTTTCAACAGGAACATATTCTGTTGCAATCTTTTCAATTTCATATCCTTGAACATACGCTTTTCCAGGCTCCAAACCAACAGCTAATTTTGCTTCGTTTGCTTGATTTGTTACAAGAGTATCTGCATTTCCTGGAGCATAAATGCCACGATTGTAATATGGAGTTGTTGTATATTCCCATTGAACACCAGTATTACCTGGACCATCATAAACTGCGCCTGCAGTATGAGTTGGTGGAGTGCTTGATGAAGAAGTTGCGCTGTTTCTAGCAACATAAATGTTACCGCTATTAGTAACCACATCTCCTGTTAGATAAACTCTGCTTGAAGACCAAGAACCACGATTGTTATCTCTATATTCACGAATATCAATTTCAAAGTTTTTAACAGTATAGTTACCAGACTCATCATATGTACGACGAGCAAAAGTTTCTTCTAATACTGAGTATTCTGTTCTACGGACTTCACGCTTAACTTGACCATCACCAGTACGAATCAATTCGATAAAATCTGTATCAGCAGTGCTTCCTTCAGTTAGTTTAGTTAATGTTGCAGTTATGCTATAACGATGAGCACCTGGAGCAGCATAGTTAAACGAATTTTGAGCATTGTCAAATAATGTTTCGTCTTCTTCTGCAGTGACAATAGATTCTTCACACAACAAACCAATACGATATGACGGAGTGTTTGTATATTTGTCAAGAATAATTGTTTGTGGTTCTACGAGGACAAAGTGTTCTTTGATATAGTACACACCAAGAGTAATAGTTGCAATTGAACCCTTGCCAGATGGAGAAGATGCTAGTGCTTGAACAGTATATGTAGTATCAACATCAGAAATAACATCACCAGCAGCAAATGTTTTTTCTGTAGTGCTGGTTCCAGAATTCTTATAACGAACAAAAAGTGTAGCTGGATCTGCACCAGAAGATTTAGCATAGTGGATAACTTCAGCTTGAAGACCAGTTGCGTTTTGAATTGTTAAACCGACGAATTCTTCAACAACTGTGTCTGCATTAACTGAGGCATATGCAGTGCATTTGAGTAAGTTCTCGTGCTTGAACTGCATACGCTGGGCGATAAAGAATTCGATAGAATTTTTTAGTTTCATCGAAGTCATCATAATATGGTTCGGTATTAAAGTTAATAGCCATTCTTTGTTCTTCTCTCGGTTAGTTCTCTATATTTATGTTAGAATCTAATAATAGTTCTAAGAGTAACAGTCTCTTCATCTGAAGGAGTAAATCCAGCTTTATTATCAATAAACATCAGCTGTCCAGAATATTTATCCACTGTTGGATTAGATACTGAAGATGCAGTAAAAGTTTGACTTGCATCATTAGTAAAAATATCATTTGTAGCAGGAACATCGTTATCTAAAGATTGGATTAGTGCTGCAGTAGATGTAGAAGAAACTACACGATATCTTCTCTCAAAAGTAGTTCCACCTATAACTCTATCTACAGTAATATTTGTATCTTTAGGAAAGTAAGTAGTATTAATAGAACCCTGTACCAAGAAACACGCAGATCCTATCACCCCTGTAAAACGAGTATTTGCTCCATACGCTCTTGGATTTTTAATAATACCCAATTGACGATAGTCGTTATTTACCTCAAGTCCTTGGTTTAAGTCATTAGAAACATTAGAGTAAAACATTAATGTTCTTGCAAAAAACTCATCTGGAGCATTCTTTCCATGTCCACCAAATGGAGGCATAATCGCTCTGGCTTTTGCAGCCTTACCATTTCCAGTAATTACTACATTGGCGAAGGTATAATTTTGTCCTGGATTTGTAATATTAATTTTAGTAATACGACCAGTTGCAGTATTAATAGTAGCTGTAGCTGTCGCACCAGTTCCGTCACCCTGTATAGCAACTGTGGCAACACCATAACCATATCCACCAGAGATTAATTTGATGGCATTAATAGTTCCAGCTGTAGTTAAAATTTCATTGTTGGCTTGTAAAGATGCAATATTACCTACATTTAAATCTACATTTAAACTGGCAGCAGTTCCATCTCCAGAAACAGCGATTGTTGCTGTGCTATATCCAATACCACTATTTTCAACAGTAACACCAGTAATCTGTCCACCATCTAAAATAGGATATAGTTTTGCTTCTGACTTAGACACATTTACCGCTGCGATTGCACCAGATCCACCACTACCACTAAATGAGACTGTAGGAACAGTTGAATATCCTGCACCAAATCTACGAACAACTGATCCAGTAGCTGGAACTCCAGCATACGCTACAGTGGCAGTTCCATTAGTAGCTGACCCAGAAGTATGTGTAGGATTAGAACTACTAGTAGTACCAGCACCTGTAATAGTATACAAACGACCAGCAACAAAATATTGTTCACCAACTAATACAGCTGTACTCAATGGGAAAGCAGTTCCAAATGTAACTGTTGGATCGCTAGTATAATTATCTCCTGGATTTGTTACCGTAACATATAAAACAGAACCAGTGACAGCATTCATTTTAGCGGATGCTACTGCTGAAGAACCACCACCACCAGAAAATGTGATAGATGGTGTTGTGGTATATCCAGATCCACCAGTAATTAAATTAATCTCTCTCACTGCACCAGTTAAACTCACTGAAGCAACACTTTGTCTCGAAGTATTAGAATATGTTAACCCAGTTGGAGTTCCTGCAGTAGTAACAATTGCTGCATCGCCAGTAGTGGTTAATGTAAATCCTGTTACGGAAGAACCAGAGCCAGTAATAGTAGAAACTTTGTATGTAGTTGGATTTGAATATCCAGTAATACTACCAGTGCCACCAAATGTTCCAGATATAGCAATTAGATTACCAACTGCTATTGTAGTTGCAGTGCAAGTAAATTGACCACCAGTGCCAGCTATAACAACACCAGAAATTGTTGGTGTAGTCATTGATGCACTACCTTTAGCTCTAGTGCCAGCAAATTTTAATGCAGCTGTCCCATTTTGAACTATACCTAGTCTATGAGTAGGTTCAGATGAAGATAAAGTTCCTGGAGATGTAATTTCATAAAAATCAAATACACTGTTATAAATTTTCTGTCCAAGAAATACTGTTGCTCCAGAAATAAATGCTGA